TTTAATATAGATACTTTTACTTATAGTTTTGCAGATAATGAAAAAGGAAATCAAATTCAGTCAGATGTATCATCATATTTAGATTATCTTAAAAAGAATGAAGGTAGAACAGCTGTAATTTATGTGGCACAAAAGAAAGATGAAGTTTTGAAAATTAAGAAAATCGATGATTGCGGCACAAGAATTTTTGAAATGGGTCCATTATATCATTTCATGGTTATGAAACAATACTATGGAGCAGCACAAGCACTTTTAACATATGTTAATTCTTCCATCCCTTTTAAAATAGGAATAAATGCTTCATCACATGAGTACACTAAATTACATAAATATTTATTAAGAACAGGAAGTTTAGGAATGAACTGCGATTATACTGGTTTTGATTCATCGCATCCGAAAGCATTTTTAGAACGTTATCATAAAATATACAATAGAATTTATCAAGAAACCGATCCAAATTGGTGCCAAGAAGATGATGATGTTAGACGTAGATTACACGTTCAAGAAAACCAACCATTAGTTTTAGTAGATGATTTAATAATAGAATGTCCTGGTGGTTTAATGTCAGGGGGTGAAGACACAGGAGGTAAAAATAACATTGCTGGAAATTTAAACATGCGCTATGCTTGGAAAGTTTTAGCTTATGAATACTGTCCTGAGAAGTTGTATAAATATGATGATTACACAACTGATGCTACATTTGGAGATGACTTAATTAAAACTATACATCCAGATGTTTTGAGTTGGTACAATCCCACTAACATTCAAAACGTTTTAAACGAAATAGGTTTTACAATAACGTCAGCTGACAAAGAAACAGAATTAGTCATACAGCCTCTTAACGAACTTACTTTTCTTAAACGTAGTTTTGAACATGTCGAAGTGAGTATTAACAATGTCAAACAAAAATTCTTGGTTGGTAGTTTAGAAGACAATTGTTTTCTAAAAATGTTAAATTGGTGTAAAGCTTCAAAACGTTATAAATATCGCCGTTCTCAATCTGTACATTACGACCCTTCGACTATAGGATTATCAGCACTAACATGTTTATCAGAAGCTTCACTCAAGGGTAAAGAGGTTTTTGACCGTACGAAAAAGCATCTAATAAACTGTAGTAATAAATATTCGATGGTACTCCCTAAATTACCAACTTTCGAACAAGCCT